ATTCAAACCGTTGACATACAACGAACATCAGCGCCCCTGCTAAGGGCGTAGGTCGGGTAACCGGCGCAGGAGTTCGAGTCTCCTCTTCTCCGCCAAAAAAGCCCGCAATCCTTTATATATCAAGGGATTGCGGGTATTTTTGTTTATTCTGTTCACTGTCGGCAATTTTTCAAAAACCCTTGCAAACTTTCAAAAACTTTTGTGCGTTGTATACAAGGTTGTATACACGCTTTATCCAAGCCCCAGCTTTGCAGCAATAATGCCGATTAAAAGCGTACTGATGGCCTGCACAATTGCGGAAACAGTCTGTGTGTTGAATTTTTTCTTTTCGTCCAGTTTTGCCTTGATCCAGCCAACGTCCTGTTGGATCAGGGCAAATTTTACATTTCCGTCGTTGAGCTGCCTGTCATGTTCTTTGACAAGCTCCTCAATTTTTTTTACTGCCTCACAGGGGCATCCTTCAGGCATTCCCATTTCAGAATCCCTCCCTGTTGGTAGGGTCGTTGAATACCCCGAACGCAGCCAGCACAGCGCCGACGGATGCCGCGATCTCACGGAATCCGTTCGCGTCAATCCCGAGATACTTCCAGCCGTCAAATGCGGAAATCACCGTGATAATGCACCCGACGACCGCAGCCCACAGCACCTTGCTTTTCAGCCGGTCCCGCAGCGCCCATTTATTCTGCGCCGGTTTTGTCTGCGGCGCTTCTTCATAAACCGCATTGAATTTTTCTTCACCCATGACGGCACCTCCTATATTTCCGTGACCTTTGCGGTAAAACCGGCTTTTTTGAGCGCTTCTACGGCAAGGGGCATGGTCTTTGCTGTCGCGCCGTAAACTTCGATTTTGTAGCGCTTGTCGGCTTCTTTTTTGAATCCGTTCAGGCCAGCGTTTTTGATCATCGTCGGAAAATCCTGATAGCAGTAGTTCAGATCTACGTTACCGATAATACCGGCAACCTTGCCGGTGGACGTGTACTGCCACATTCCGTATGTGCCGGTGTAGGTCGTTTTGCTGGTATAATGCGCAAGCCAAAACGTAAACCGGCTTAGTCTGTTCATATCCAGATAATCCAACGCCCACGATTTGGAACTGTAAAAACCAGTAAAATACCCGGCTTTTTCGACAATCTCACACCAGTGATACACCACATCGGTAAGACCGGATCTGCCAAGAGACGGCATATTGGTGGGAGAATGTGTCTCTTCCACGTCCATGTAAACGGGCAGTTCCAGTGTCTTTCCATTCAAAAGAGACAGGAAGAATTTCGCCTCTTTTTCAGCAAACGCCTTGCTCATTGCGCCGCTGTAGTAATACGCGCCCACATTCAGCCCTGCCGCCTTTGCCTTTTTGTAGTTGGTCTCCCAGTTGGCGTCCGCTTCCATGGTGTGAGCGGAACCCCACCCTGTTACACCGGCCTTGATGATTACTCCGGTATATCCGGCATTTTTGACTTTTGCAAAATCAATATTGCCGTTCCACCTTGAAACGTCGATCACGTTTGTTGCCATTTTTTTATACCTCCTGATTATAATTATATCCACCGTCCGACGGCGTGAATATCAATACCTATCGTATTGTTGCCACTTAGAGTATCGTGCCGAAAAACACGAAAATAGACGTCTGATACCGTGTCATTGTACCGATGCCCGATCCAGCAAGATAATGAGTTTAATGAACAGACGCCGATGCTTTTTTGAACGGATTCTAACGTGGTGAAAAAACCGGTCGGGAAAGTTGTATTGCCTTCTGCATAATAGAGCGATCCAAGCGCAGCCCAATCGGAAGCCGCTACGGAAAATTGGTACGATCCACAGCACACCGCTTTTCCGCTGTGCCATTTTTCCCACGTCCAGATCCCGTCCGTGCCGGTCGATTCAATATAATCTCCCAGCAGCGATGCGAGATAGTTTTGCACATATTCTTCTGTTGCGACGGCTTTTGCGTTCTGGTCACTGTAAACCGTAGAGCCTATTTTGATACCGGTCAAAACTGCAAGCGTTCCGCGGATAGAAGCGTGATCGTATTTATATTCTGACTTTGACACGCCAGGTGCGTCGCCGCCGGAATAAACCAAACGCTGCACTTCCAGTCCATCAGCCGCAAGGTTTACACGATCTCCGCTGGTGAAATCCGTGACAGCCTTCAAGATCTGAATCAACGATGACGCGATATTGGTCTGCTCAAAGTATTGCGTTGTGTCTTTGTTGGTTACGGTAATGCTGTTGTTGATGTTGTTGACCATATTTGCGGAGGAAGACCACAATTTTTTTGTAATCCACCACGCCGCTTTTGCGGGGATCGTCCAGTTATCCCATCCATCCGGTTTCTCAAAAGATATTTCCTGAGATTCGTCAACGGTGATATCCAATCCGTTCAATCCGATCGTCGTTATGCCGATCTCTGTTCCTTCTTTTTTCAGCACAAGCGACAGCGCCCCTTCACTGAAATCAAGCAGCGTTTCATAAGACGCTTTGCTGTTCGCTCCAGTAACCCGCTCCGTCGTGTTATTTGTCGAAATTTCACCGCTGTTCAGATCAAAGTAAACGCTTTCGTCCACCGATTCGATCCGACCGATTTTCAGCCGCGAAGCGTCCGAAAGCTGCCCGCTCTGCTGCGGCGTGAAGGCGTCCTGCGGCGCGTAGCTCTGCGTCTCTTCAGATGCACCTTTGCTTTGAATCGTCGTTTTTGCGGAAAAATCCCAAACAACGTCAGTCACGGCGACGGTCTTTACAGTCCCATCAACCTCCGTCAGATCGACGATATCGAACGGTTCAGCCAGCACGTTGTGAATGATATCAAACTGCGCAGGATAATAACTCAGCGCGGACATGGCGTTCCAGATGTTGTCAGTAGCAGTCTGATAATTGGCAACTGACATCAGCAGCGGATTGTCGATAATGTCAATGGTATAATCGGCAGTACCGGCAACGTAAACAGAGGTGCCGCCCTGTGATACGTTGATTCCGCTGATTGTCACAGGCTCTTTCTCTGTTTCTCCACCTTCAAAGCGGTTATCGGGGTTCGCGTCCCAATCAGCAGCGGCGTACCAGCAGAATTGCAATTGACCTTTGTTGTTGATTTTTACGCAGCGCCCAAGCATCTGAGCGGCCCAGCTGATCAATTGCCTGTACGTTACCGCACCCGTCGGCGCGGTAGGCAGCGGCATATCAAAATTCGGCAGGATTGACGGGTCAATTGATGCCATCGGAACACCGGCCCAATAACAACACGTAACAACAACCATATAAGCCGAGGTCGGGAAAAATACGTGCGAATCGTCAACCAATGCGACTTTGTCCAACAGAATCATCCTGTCGAACGCCTGCACGTTGATTTTGCTTCCTGCAGCCTTTACCGTGTCGGCGATAAAATAGCCGATTGGAAACGCCGCTGCCGTGCCGTTCACGTCCACGCTGCCTTCCACGTAAAGCTCGGCGCCGCGAAAGTCGATCCCGTCAAGCGCTCCGTCATAGTTAAAAAACTCAAAGTCTCCGGTTGCGGCTATCACCGTTCCCAGTTCCAATTTATTTCCGCTGACGGAAGACGGGTTGATTTTGATTCCATTCTGGGCGATATGATCCGCGTCGATGACCACCGCAGTCCCGCCGACCGGAGTGACGGTCACGGTCACGTCGTAGGGAGCGCCGTCAAGCAAAGCCTGTTTTGCGCCCGCGTCGTCAATGATCCTCATTGCTTTTTCCTTTCTGCGTCAATTGCGCGATATCAGTTTCAATGCAAGAGATGTCCACATTCCCATCGGTTTGTTATACATCGGTGTTGTCCTGTTTCCGACGTAAAACCATTTTTCCCTGTAGTTGGCAGCGGAGGGAGAATAATAGCTGACGTAAAGGTATTCTGCCTGCTGAAAAATGGTAAGCAATCCGGCGAGATCAGCGTCAGAAGGATATGCCCACTCGCAGGAGAGCGCCACAGCCCGCACAGCCTTGTTGTTGACATAAAGCTGACTTTTTACCATCGTGCCGCTGGCGGTTCTTCCAGCGTCCGG